ATGGGTATAGCTCGTTATGTTACAGTGAGCTCTACAGTTACATCTGTTAGTGGTTATGCTACTCTTAACACAAAAAATAATATTGTTATAGTGATATGTAAAATCACACCAAATCCTGCTTCAGCAGAAAATATAGTTCCTACTGTGATTGACGAAATAACAGTAACAGGAGAATCAAACAACAGTCTTATGGTTCATTTTAATGAGACATCAATAACTACTCCTACTGTGGCGGCAGGAGATTATATATTCCCTATGGTAAAAGAGGTTTTAGCAGAAGGGTCTGAGGAGTATTCTGTTATTTATATAAATGGCATTATACAAACAGTAACAAATAAATAAAATGAAAAATTCAATGAGAGATACTACGGAGGTTTTAATTGCAAATGGAGGAGTTGTGGGGTTGAGTTTAGCACAGTGTAATGAAATACTTCTTTTTATTTCTACATCATTGGCTATAATTTTTACTATTTATAAATTCTACAAGCTATCAACAAAGAAATAATATGGCTAAAATTAGCTTTACTTTTCGTGAGAAAAAGAATAAAAAACGCAAAGGAGTTCATTCAAAAAACGCTTCAAAAAGTCAAAATGGCTACAAAAAAAAGTATAAAGGACAAGGAAGGTCATAGTAAGTATTATTATGATTTTGACAGAAACAAGCCTGTTATGCGAAAATTAAAATACTTTTCACTATCTGAATTTGATAGTCCTGATGATGAAGGTTCAGGAGAAAATATGGATTTGGATTTTGTAAGAAAATTAGATGAGGCAAGAGAAATAGCAGGAGTTGCTTTTAAGATAACCTCAGGATATAGAACACCAAAGCATAACACTTCTGTTGGTGGTGTTTTAAACTCCTCGCATATGAATATACCTTGTAATGCTTGTGATATAGCAATTATGGACAGCTCTACTAGATATAAAATAGTCGGCTCTCTTTTAAAAGTGGGTATAAATCGCATAGGAATTGGTAAAAATTTCATACATTGCGACACGGATTCAAACAAAAGTCAAAATATTATTTGGCATTATTATTAATTAAAATTATATAAAATGAAAAAGTTTTTAGAAAATCTCCTTATTGGACAAATGTTAAAATCAAAAAAGTTTTGGTATACTATTGTTGCCGTTGTAGTAACTTTTTTACACGACACATTTGGTTTAGACCCTGCTCAAACAGAGTCTATTCTTAATTCAATTATTGCATTAGTTATTGGTCAAGGTATTGCTGATGTAGCAAAATCAAAAAAATAACACTTGTTGTTTCAAATAATTTACTACCTTTGTAGTCCTTCTTTGGGTGTTTTCAGAGTTGGATAGTTAGTAGTTAAGAGTGGGGAGTTAATAACTTCTCACTCTTTTTTTTTACAGAGGTTTTTTTTTAATAAATTTGAATATGAAAAAATACGGAAGGAGGTTAAGGCTTTCTACTGATGAGGAAAATTTAATTTATCAACATAGAGCAAAGTCATTAGATAATATAAATGATAATTCTGCTTTAGACCAACATTTACTTGAGAGAGGCATTGAAAAAAAAGATGTTGTTTCTGTCAAGCATTGGCAATCTGCTAATGGGGAATACAGGTTTTCTATTGTAACTAAAGAGGATTATGGATTAGATGAGCAACAAATATTTGATAGTGTAAATAAATTTATTGAGGACTACTCTCCTGATTATCAGTCTATTGAAAGAAATGAAGGGGAACATCTTTTGGTTGTAAATCCTGCAGACATACATATTGGTAAGTACGCTAATGAACTAGAAACAGGAGAGCATTATGATTGTCAAACCGCCGTATCAAGAGTTTTAGAAGGGGTTCAGGGCTTAATACAGAAATCACAAGGATTTAATATAGATAAAATTTTATTCTGTATTGGTAATGATGTTTTACATATAGATAATGTGTATAACACTACAACAAAAGGAACTCATCAAGATACTGATGGTAAGTGGTGGGAGCATTATGAGATTGCTTTAATGTTATATGTTAAAGTTATAGAGATGTTAAGAGAAATAGCTCCTGTAGATGTTCTGCATTCTATGAGTAATCACGACTATCAAAGTGGATTTCATTTAGCACACACATTAAAATCTTGGTTCAGAAAAGCAGATGATGTTCAGTTTGATATAAGTGTATCACATAGAAAATACTATCAATATGGAGAAAATTTAATAGGTTTAGAACACGGAGATGGAGCAAAAATGGACAAATTACCTCTTTTAATGGCTCAAGAACGACCTAAAATGTGGAGTGAAACTAAATTTAGATATTGGTATTTACATCACATTCATCATAAAGTAAAACACAAGTGGCTAGACGCAAAAGACTTTATTGGAGTTACTGTAGAATATATGAGAAGTCCTTCTGCTTCTGATAGTTGGCATTCAAGAAAAGGTTTTACAGGAGCATCTAAAGCCTGTGAGGCCTTTATTCACGATAAAAAAAGCGGTCAAGTAGCAAGATTAACACATTATTTTTAAGGGTATTTAAAGGGTATTTAATACTCTTAAATATAAATATAAGGATAAGGATTAAGTTAAATACTAAGTTAAATATCAAGTAATTTAAAAAAAACTTGTAAAAAAATTTGGTAGTTTAAAAAATTGTTGTATCTTTGCATAGAATTTTAACTAACTAACTATTAACGAAAACACTTATTATTATGAATTATGACGATTGGAAATTAAGCAACCCTATAGATGATGGATATGGCTATGATATGGTAAGTAATTGCTGTGGAGCTTCATTATATGATGAAACAGATGTTTGTGAATGTTGTAAAGAACATTGTGAACCTATAGAGGATTATGAGTACGAGGAAATACAAAGAGAAAATTATCTTGAAATGATGGCAGATGGAGATAGAGACGAAAGATAATCTTATAAAAGAATATAAAGAAAAAGTAAACAGAAAAAGCGATACAATTAAATTTTCAAATTACTTTAAATTTTCAGGCAAGACATACGAAAGTAAAATATTTAAAAAAAAATTAACTAAACTATTTAAAAATGACGAAAACACAAACGAGTGATATTCTACAACACTTAAAAGACGGTAGAAAACTAACACAAAAAGAAGCTATTAATGAGTATGGAGCATACAGATTGTCAGGCATTATACATAGATTAAGAAAGCAAGGACACGACATAACATCTATACCGACTGAAGTTCCAACTAGATATAAAAAATCAGATGGAGGAATTAAGATGGCTACTATAGTTAATTACAGGCTAAATGATATTAAAAATAAAAAAGGCTTTGATTCTAGGCTTAAGAACTTTATAGAATCAATTATAAACTAATTATTAATTAAATTTTTTAAAAATGAAAAAAGTTGAAAACACTACAGAGGTAAAAGAAACTAAAGAGGAAACTCTAAAAAGACTATTCCTAGAGAATGGATTAGTAAAAGAGGATGTTTACAAAGACAAAAGAGGATTTGTAATTATCACAAGAACAGGTATAGATAAGATTGTATCTAAACAAAATATTACAGTTGCTTACGAGCCTGTTGTTATGCAAAAAGATTGGGTGGTTATGAGAGCTACTGCTAGTATGAAGTCAGGATATAAAAACAAAGAAAACAGAAATATGATGAGTTTTGGAGAGGCTTCTGATGATAATTTGATGGGAGGTGGTAAAAAGTTTCCTGTTGCTATGGCAGAAAAAAGAGCTATGTCAAGAGTTGTTTTAAAAATTGCAGGGTTCTATGAGCAAGGAGTGTTTGGTCAAGATGAAATCACAGACTAATGAGTGATTGGATGGATGAGGTTCTTGATGGTAAGCCATTAGAAGCAGAGATGTGGAAACTTGGCTACATTGAGAATCTCTTACACCGAACATCTATATCATTGTCAGAGCAAGACGCTATTATGAGCTCTCTTGAAACGCTTAGTGATATAGAGGCAGACGAAATACTTAAAAAAATAAAAGAAAACGAAATACATTCAGACCCTAAGCATCAATACGAAGCAATGAGAAAGAATGGAATGTTTAATTAAAATAAAATAAAATGAAAAATGATTACGAAAAGGTAAGAAGTTCAAGAAATGAGCTTGAGGCAATTTTAAGAATAAGAGGTATATCAAAACAAAGATTTGGAAGGGTTTTAAATATAAAGGGCTCAACTATTGAAAAGTATTTAGACAACCCTTATCACTTAAGGTACTACCAAATGCAAAGACTTGCAAATTTTCTAAACATAGATGTTAAAGATGTTATAGACATAATAGAGGTAGATTTAAAAGAGGAAATGATTGTGGTTGAGGGAGAGGATGGTTTTAAAGGTGTAGAGTCTTTAAATGGATATACAGCAACACCTAAAGATTATGTAAATGGATAGATATAGGTTAGAATTTACAAGAGAAAGAGACGAAAAAATTAAGTCTGAAATATGCGAAAGATATAATTTATCTTGGAATACTATAAAAGGAAAGAGCAGGGTAAGAAAGGTTGTGGATGCAAGAAGGCTTTATAGTGGTCTTTTGAGGAATATATTTGGCTTGACATATCACGACATAGGGTATATTCTTAAGAAAAATCACGCAACAATAATACATAATATGCAGCAGCACGATATATTTGTAAAGATTTTAAAGTCTTATAAGAAAAACTATGAGCAAATAGAAAGCTCCTTAATGTTAGATGATAATTACTATATTCACGAAGTACAAGAAGTGGAAAGAAAAATGAACGAATTGTCTATCAGGCTTCAGGACTTAATAGAAAAGAAAAATGAGTATAAATTAAAAATTAAAAATAAACAAAAATGGCAGAAAAAAATTATGTAGCAAGTAGTATTAAAAAGGTTACTACTCAATATGGAGATTTATTTAACGCAAGTTTTAAAGTAGAGGATTTGCAAAAAATAGCAAAAAAAGGTTGGTGTAATATAACTATAGCAGAAAGGAGAGAGCCTTCTGAAAAGGGAGCAACTCACTATGCTTATGAGAATACTTATGAGCCGCCAAAAGAGGTAACAGCAGATGCCAAATCATCTAAAGATGATGATGATTTGCCATTTTAAATAGTATAGGTTGTGAGAGGGTTAGTAATTTTAATTTTAATAACTCGGCGGTTATACTTTGTGGATAATTACAATTCCCTCTCGCTTCCTTTTTTATTAACTTAAATTAACTGTATGGAAACTTATATTCCTTTAAACAGTATTAACTCTGACCTAGACAAGCAAACCCTAAGAGAAAGACTTGATAAGGCAAAAAAAGAGAACACTAGGCTTTCAGAGTATAATATTGATTTAAAACTACAACTTATAGAATCGAGAGAAAAACTAAATAATATTAAAAAAACTACTAAATAATTTGGTAGATTCAAATATTATTCGTATCTTTGTATAGAATTTAAGGGGGTAAAACTACTTAATTCTTTAGAGATTTGGGAGGAAGTACAAAGGTCAGGTTGATTCTTGAGCCTCCCATTTCTTTTATAACTAACTAACTAACTAACTAAAAAGAAAACGCTTATGACAAAAAAAGAATTGCTTATTGATTTATTATCAGTTCAAACCACAAGTGGTAATGAGTTCAATATGATAGCACATATATTTAACTTTTGCAGACAGAATGTGCCTGAAGCAGATGTAAAAGTAAAAGACAATAATATTTATGTAACAAAAGGGGAATCAGATATATACCCTTGTGTTGTAGCCCACACAGATACAGTTCACGACATACACAAATTTTTCAAAGTATTTGATGATGATGGCTGCTTGTTTGCGTTTAACGCAGGAAGTGGTAGACAAGTAGGTGTAGGAGGAGATGACAAGGTAGGCATATGGTTAGCATTAGAAATGTTAATGAAGTTTGATAAAATTAAATGTGCCTTCTTTCATTCAGAGGAGGTTGGCTGTGTAGGTAGTAGAGCAGCAGATATGGATTGGTTTAAAGATGTAGGTTATTGTTTACAAGGCGACAGAAGGGGTAATAAAGATTTTGTAAATAATATATCAGGCAAACTATTTAGCAAGAGGTTTAGCAAGACTATTGCTCCTA